GCCACGTTGAACGCGATGATCCGCGCGCTCATGATGAGCAGGATTGCGCCGACCGCAGCGATGGCGTCGCGCCATTCCCAAACCGCTCGCACCACGGGAGTCATGGAGTCTAGGAACGCGGATAGCCCGGTGATCACCTGGTTTAGTACAGTCAATACGGCCAGGTAGGCAGGGGCCAGCTTCTCGCCGAGCTGGGCCTGAGCATTCTCGGTCTCGGCCGCGATCCGCTTCTGGGTGTTGGCCACCGAGTCGCCCGAGCGCTGGAAGTCGCCCTGCGCGTCGGCCGTCTGCTTGTAGATCAGCGACTGGGTCGCCATGATCCGGGCGTGGGCGTTGAGTTCCTCGCCGTGCTTGATCAACCCGAGCCGCTCGGCCTCCTGCTTCACGGTCGCCTGGTTGATCAGGACGCCGTACTTCTCGATCGGGTCCGTTTCGCCACGGAACGCCGCGCCGATGGCCTGGATAGCCTCCTCGGGCGAGGTGCCCCGGAAGCTGGCCATGTCACCCGCGAGCTTGACCATGTCGTTCGAGAAGCCAGCCAGCGGTTCGCCCGCGAGACCAGCCGCCTTGCCGAACGTGCCGAACGTAATCGACGCGTCCAGCGCAGCGGACTTGCTGATGCCGATCGAGCTGGCCGCCTGGCTGGCGAACTTCTCCACCGTGCCGAAGCTGTTGCCGAACACCACGCTAGCGGCCTGGGTGGAGTCCTGCAACCGGGCGAACGCATCGACCGAGCCGGTGACGAACTCGGTTACCTTGGCTCCAGCCGCCGCCAGGGCGCCTCCGGCCAGGGAACCGACCGCGCTACCCAATGCCGAGCCGATCGCCGCGCCACGCTGGGTGGCTTCACCCTGCGCTCTACTAAGGTCCGACATGTCCAGTCGGAGACGACCAACGAGATCGGGTAGCGAAGCCATAGTTACCTAGGCCTTCCGCCCTGCTGGGCGAGTTTGGTCTTGAGTGCGAAGGCCCACGCCGCTGTGCCCGCGTGGGTCGGGCTCTCGGCCCGTTCGTCGAGCGAGCGAGCCTGGTGCCCGTTGGCGATGCGATGCTCGCGCGCCAATAGAATCAGCTGGCGCGGGGTCATTTCTTGCCACTCTTTTTGTGAGCGGTGGAGCGTGACGGTCGCGAGGTAGTACCATTGCCCCCATGGGATGCGGGAAGGTTGACCGTTGTTACGGCCCTGCGGTCGGCCCGATTGGGCCGCAGCACTTCCCCCGCCATCACCTTGGCTCCCATGTCGCCGAACGCGTCGGTGAACGCGATAGTGAAGGCCGCGATCACGTCTTCGAACTGGTGTGGCCCGATGCCCGAGGCGATCAGGCGTCGACCGTCGGGCGAGTCCGGGAAATCATGCAGAAGCCCAGCATGCAGGATATCGATCAGCAACGAGATGACGGGTCGATCCATGCGGATCTCGCCCCGCTCGTCGGTGATCGAATCCTGCATCTGGGCTAAGGATCCGAACTGTTTTTCGATTTTCTCCAGGCTGAGCATCGAGTAGATGAGCTCGTACCTATTCTCGCCCACCGCAATCCACTGGCCGGACGTGTTCGCCGTGGACGACGAACCGTGCGCGGTCGGGGCACTGGTGGTGGGCTCGGTGGAGTCAAACTCCGCAGTAGGCACGTCGGGCTCGGACATGGGGGTGTTCCCCTCTCTGACGTGTTGGGTCGGGCTTCGACCCGCTCACGTGTCCGATCAGGTGGACGAGTCCGGAGCCCAAGCGGTCGGAGGCGCGTACGTGTCGACGATGGTGATCGCGAGCCAGTCCGACGTGCCGACCGGCGGAACGATGTTGATCTCGGCGCTGACGATCTTGTAGTCGTCCTCCGCTGCGCCGATCTCGGGGAACTTGGAGAGCGAGCACCGGGTCATGCTGAACAGAACCGCGCCACCGGGCGCGTCCTGGGTCGCGCTGGCCACCCGCATACCGAACGGCTTCGGGAACGCGGTGATCGGCAACTGCCATCCCATACCCGCGTAGGGCGCGGTGTCGGCGGCCGGAGCCGCGCCACCTAGCATCACCTGGAGGTTCATCAGGCTGAGCTTCGCGTGCTCGAACTTCGCCGTGACCTTCTTGATGGTCGACTGCGAGTCGATCAGCCGGTTGTCACCACGGAGTTCCTTGGTCTCCATGTCGCCGCTGATCTCGAACGACTTGATGCCAGGGACGTCGAACCACTCGCCGAAGGTCGCAGCCGCACCGGCCGCGTCGGTGAGTAGGGTAGCGATCTGCGCATGTTGCACAGCGTAGACCTTGGTGATGCCTTGCGATGCTAGGGGGGTTGCCACAGTTGGCTCCACGGTTGTCATTTACGGATCCTCTCACGCGCCGCTGGGGCGTCCAGCAGCCTATCCACTTGCAATGTGACGATCGTTCTGCGCACGTTGGAGCGCGCTTGATCAGTCTGGGTCGAGCGTGTGAGGATCGACACTCCGTAGACCGGATTCACCCAGGTGGGGAGCTTGCTTTGCGCAAGGTGCCAGCAGACGAGATCCTCTAGATCAGGATTCTCGGTTCTCGTGCCATCGGCCGCGCGCAGGGCCTGGTAGATGTCCACCTGGACCTGCTCGCGGATCGTGAGTTCATCGGACGCGTCGGTGTCCCCCATGGGAACGGTATTCCAAGCCACTCCCTCGGTGATCACACAGAAGGGCATCGACGCCTTGGGCGGTGCCATGTCACGAAACGCGGATACGCCGAGCCCTGCCGACTCAATCACGAATTTGATTGCGCCAGCCAGCGTCGCGTTGGGTGCCATGTTAGTGAGGGGTAACGTCCGGCAGGGAGTCGAGCGCGGAGGCGAGAGCGGCGACGTGCTCTTCGCACACCGCGTGCCCACCGACTACGGTAAGCGCCTCCTTCATCTCGGCGCCCTGGGACTTGACGTAACACACTGCGCACACCATCGGGACTCCTATTTGAGGCCTTGCGACATGGTCTTCTCATACGCTGTTTGAGCCGCAGCGTACCCCGGTCGAAGGAACGGCCGGGCGGTCATGTGCCGGGTGCCGAACTCGATGAACCCGGCGTACGGCACCTCGTTCAACAGAACGGCGGCAACCGACGACTCTGTCTCTTCCACTCTTCCCACGCAACCGTTGCGGAGACGTCCAGTACGTACGGGCGCACGCGTCTTGGCTTCTCGCTCGGCCATGGCTGCCAGCTTCTCGGCGTTGGCCACGAACTGGGACTTCCATTGCTCGAACACTCGAACCACGGATTCACCCCACTCGCGGTCATTGATCCACTCAACTCTCGCCGGCATACTTGATCTCGCGGTCCTCACGACCGATCCGGACGGGTGCGCCCTGCCGGTCGTCGACGTCGGCACCCCACCAGTGGATGTCGACCTCGGTCTCCCGCTCGACGCTCACCTCGCGGTTGGTGGCGCCGGTCTGCTGAACGTCGGCGTCGACGTTCGCCGTGACCGTGCTCTCGGTTGGGGCTGTGGACTTCTTTTCGGCCATTACGCCACCATCACTCGATTCACCTTGTAGGGCTCTAGCCAGCTATCAGCCACCAGGTCACCGGTCGTCCGTTCGCCCCCACCGGCCTTGCCTTGCGGTGGCGCCGGATCCGTTGAATCCTGGAGAGTCGGGGCGGGGGGTCGCCCGATCGGATTACCCTCAGCGTCGGCTTGGCCATTGAACGGAGCGGGGCTGTAGATGGCCGCCAGACGCGCCGCAGCTCTCGATACAGCCAATGGCACCGTTCTGCTGCCGATATCAGCAGACACAAGCCATTCACCGCCCACCACACTGCTATATGACCAAGGGTAGGTGGTCGGGGGGTACCAGGTAAATCCGTCGACATCGAGAGTCCCCTCGGTGACGGATGCTGCCCAGCGTGGGAGTCGTCCATACACATCACCCACATATACAGTCAGAACCGCGTTAGTCGGTTCGAAAGTCTCCCGGCAGTATTGATCGATCGTCGTCTTCGCTTGGTCGATCGCCGCCTGGATGTCGGTGTCCGTGCCCGACGCACCCGCACTTTTTGCCTGGTCGATCGTGCAGTAGCTCATCGTCTCCCGGTCCCTTGTACTGTTTTGGCGGGATGGGGGCCGGGTCACTAGCCCCCATCCCACAACAGCGGCACCGACCCGTCACGTAGCCGACAGCTGAATGAACGCTGGGGGAGCATACACGGCGAGCTGGGACCGAGTCTCTGCGAGCAGGACCAAGATGTTCTTGATGAAGTTGTCGATGTGGCTGTCCGACATCAGGATCCGGACGCCCGGCTTGCGCCAAAGCGTGGCGCCTTCCTTGAACGCGCCCACCAGGCCCACACCGGCGGCGATCGCCGTCGTGGGAACCACGGGGAGGCCCCAAACGCGAGGTGCCGCGAGAGAAGCCGGGTCCTTGGTGAAGAGGAACGTTCCGGTGGTGGAGTCCTGGGTCAGCTCCACACCTTCCCAGTCGGTCGGGTGGAGCACCACACCGGAGGGGGTGTATCCCGTGATCTGGGCCTTGGTGATCGCCTTGCGGATCGCGATCAGCATCCCTGCCGTGGTGAGCTGCTTCTGGATGCCCGCCGTGTTGAGGATGCCCCGCATGTTGGGCGCGGCACCATCACCATTCAGGACCTGCGCGTCGATCCGCTTCTCGACCGCATACGACAGGCGACCCTGGATGTAACCCGTGAGCTGCGCATTGTCCTCGGCGGACTGGCGGGTCAGTGGGATCCACACGGCGATCGTGGCGAGTGAGGCGCTCGCGACCGTGAAGCTCATCGCGGCCTCGGGCTTGGCCGAACCCTCCGTGACCTCGACGGCGGGCGGGGCGGCCGAATTGTCGATCACCCATTCCACCGTCATCGACGTGGCGGTCTGCTGGTCGAGCAGGTCGGCCACGCGAAGCACCATGTCCGGGGCGTGGATGATGCCCGGCAGGCGCTGCTTCTCGTTGGGGAACGTGGTCGTGGTGACCAGCGTCCGGAGATCGGTGGCGTTGGGGAGCCGAAGCACCTCGGCCGATCCGGTCATCCCGCGCTCGCGGTACTGTTCGGCTCCACGGGCTAGCTGGGCGCGCCAGTCGCGCGGCACGGCCAGCTCGTCACCGGGCTCGTCCTCCGGGGGACGCTGGCCACGGCGCTCGGGCTCGTTGGCGGAACGCTGCCCGTTCCCACCACCGGACCAGCGCTCGGTGACCTGGAGCTGGGCCAGCCGCTGGCGACGCTCGTTGGTCGCCGCAGTGACGGCGTTCCGACGCTCGATCTCGGTGCCGATCTGGTCGGCCCGAGTGGCGTCCTCATCGGTCGCGTTCTCCCCTTCGAGCGTGGAGAGGACGTCGTCCCGAGCCTGGCGCAGCTCCGCGTCAGTGAACTGGGTGTAGTCGACGGAGGTAGGGGCGGTGCGGTATCCGGTGGCACCGAATGCGCGGATCCGGGCGAACTGGATCTCGGCGTCGGTCGGCCGGACGGAGAGCGTGCTTGGAAACACGGTCGTCCTTTCGATTAGCGGGGGAGCAGGATGCTCGTCCGCAAGCGGAGTCGCGATAATGCGACCTGGCGCCGACCGGTGGCAGTTGCCGATCGTGCTGATGTGAACTCCGAGCCAGGCACAGCAGCCATGCGCGCCGTGATCTGGCTCACTTCAACTAACTTGACAGCGACGATGCGATTGGGCTTGTCATCGTCGAAGATCGCCTGCCGGAATCCCACCGACAGCTCGGGCGCGGAACCGGTCTGGCCCTTGATGCGGGCATCGCGCCCATCGGCCGTGTCGTCCCACCATCCCCGGATCCACAGGCCCTCGGCCTGGTCCTGGGCACGGAATACCCCGACTGGGGTGGTGGGGTCGTGCATCCAGCACAACGCGTAGGCCTCGCCGTCAAGGCCGCCAGCTGACCAGCTGCCCGGGGCAAATTCAGTACCATACGCGTCGAGCGTGTCATGCCGACAGGCCCAGCCTTCGAAGTGGGGAGCGTCGCCCTCTTGATCAGAGCGGACGGCTAGGTTCTGGAACGCTACGTATCGGTAGTCGTCAGATACGATTTCCACTCGGGTCTCTACCATTCCATCTGTAGACGCGACCCTCGCGGGTCCGCATCTTGGTAGAGCCCGGGACAAAGTCAGTAACGTCGGTTGATTCCGACGTACGCAGATAGGTCCACGTACCGTAAACGCCTATCTTCAGTTCGAGCTGGCGCGGCAGCGCGCCGATGTGCTCTCCCGTTTGGCCGTCGAGCGGCCCGTCTTTCAGTATAAGCGCATGGCCGGTTCTATCATACTCCGCCGCATTCGCGGGTACGACCATAAGCTTCGTCATGTGGCAGATCCAATCGGAAGATGGCCGTTACTGGTGCGAAGCGGGGTCCGGGCCACGCCTGGTAACGGGAAGGAGCGGTCTTGATTGTCGTCAACAAACGGGTTTTCATCCGGTTGCCCGTTGTCGGGGGGCGGCTGTGGGTCCTGCGCCCCCGGTAGAAGTGCGGGTGGTGTCTCTCCCTTAACGTCTGGGAGCTGGTGCGCGCCAATGCTGTTGGCTCGCGCTCGATACACTGACAGGGTCACCGTGCCGATCTGGTCGGGCAGCGGCTCCTGGCCGATCTCCTCGCGCGCCTCGTCGATGGTGACGACGTCCGTCTGGACCAGCGACACCAGACGGGCAACACGCGCGTCATTCGACTCTTGTAGTGCCTCCACGTCTTCGGTGTTGAATGTTGCGGTCTGGCGCGGATCCGGCACCACCGCCAGGTCGATCTCTGACGCTACGACCTGGAGCTTCGGTAGGATGGTGTCGGACCAGAGGGTGGTTCGTGCGGCGTCGCGGTTCTCGTAGGTGGTCCCACCCATGAGGTAATCGCGCGGCACGCCAAAGGCCAGCATGACCTCTTCGGCGGTGCGAACCCGCGTGTCTAGGTAGCTTACCTCTTCGGCTGTTAGAGAGATTCTATCGTATTTTGACTGTATCGGACCAGAGAGGACAAGGTGCCGCCCGGCGTCTTCCGGTCGTTCGTGCCGCGCCTGTAGATCCGCCTTGACCTGCTGGAAGGTTCTTTCATCGACGTCACCCAAGTAGACGACACCACCTGGGGTGCCTCCACGTGACAAAGTCGCGGACTGATAACGACGAGCATAGTCGTCCAGGTCCAGAGCGAACTGAGCTGCTCGCAGCGGCGGCAGGCAGGCCCAGACGTCGTCGGGATCTGGGTACCGCAGCCAAAGCATCTCGTCGGGCAGGAGGATTCCACTGCGACCGGAATTGCCCCAGACTCGATATCCGACCAGAACATCGATTCCCTCCGGGCCGGTGTCGTCGATCAGCGGCTCCACGGCCCAACTCTGGTCCAAAACATGCAGCGAGGCAACCGGGCCTTTGCCCGAGTTGCCCCTGTCCATGAATATGAAGGTTTGGCCTCGCGTTTCCAGTCGGAGCCAGGCGATCTCGCGCAGCATCCGAGCGGACATGTATGCGTTGGGAGCGTGATTCCAGAGGTCAGCTACCTCGTTTGGTATCGCCTCCTCTCCGTCGGACAGTACCTCAAGCGGACAGGTGGCGGCGTTGGTCGCGATGGCGACGATGCAGCGGTAGGCCACGGCGGAGTTTCTCCATCCGGTACCGCTCCCCTCAGCATACCATTGGTAGAGTCCATCGGGACCCATGGTCACCTGGAGGCCGTGAGGCCCGGTGACCGGTGGATCGACCGGCATGGATCGACGCGCCCAGCTACGGCTTGCCTGGTCTGCCAGCAGGCTTGCTGCGCCTTTGAGCGCGCCGACCCAGCCTCCCCCGGGCTCAATCGGGGAGCTTATACTACGCGACATCCGCCATCCCGCGCCTCCGGAAGAATAGGTGAGCAAAGGCCCAAACCAACGCGTCGAGGCGGTCGGGGGACAGGCGATCAGCCGGTGTCCACGTCGTCATTTGATCCTCCAGCGTGTGGTGGATCCCAACGTGGTGCATCAGTCCCTGCTCGTACAGGGTACTGATCGGCTCCGCTCTCAGCCTCTTACCTCGCGTGGCAGTTACGGCCTTAAATCTCACTCCTCGCGGCAGACGCTCGGATTCTAGTGTACTGCGGACCATCTCGCCACCGTTGTTTACTTCGGCGACGATGTAGCTTGCGCCCCAGGCTTGGGCGGCCTGGATTGCAGCTTGAGCCCATCCATGTGGAGAGTAGTGGCCTGACAGATCGGCTAAGACGAAACCTTCCGCTACGTCCGTCACGTCTAGCCGACCACAGACGACGATGCCCGTTTCGTCGCCACCGTAGGTCACTGCTGGGTCGATCGCAACTACGATCTCCATTTGAGGGAAGAACGGGCTAACCAGTTCTAGATCAGCTCGGTGTTCCTCGATGAGATCGTTCGTCCAGAGAGCGCCCTCGACGTCTTCAAGGAGCTCCCCATCTAGCTCCTGCCTCCCGAGTCGTGAGCCCTCATACTTGCGAAGCACAGTCTCTCGGAAGGCAGGAGCCAGATTGTGGAGATTATCATACGTCCGGCCTCCGGTGATCACGGTGGTCGGTGAGTACCTCAGCTCCCGGATCTCCGGCCGGGGGCGTGGGGTGGTTGTGATCACACAGCGGGGGTCCACCCCGAGGCGCAACCCGAGGCGGTAGTTGGTGATCACATCCTCTAGATTGTAGAACGTCGCCGCTTCGTCGATCCAGGCCGCATGGTGTTGGGGACCACGTAGCTGGTCTGGTTCATCGGACGAATAGCAGAAGGCGACTGCGCCGTTCTTGAAAACCACCTGCCTCTTGCTGGGGTAGTGAACCGGCCTCTCCTTGTTGGGGAAGACGGACAGCAAGCCTGACTCGCCGTGCAACATGACGTCGCGCACGTCGGCTGCAGTTCTGCCTACGAGCGCAATTCGACCCTTCGGCCCGAGTGCGGCGACCCGCTCGCGAATAAACTCGGCTCCGGTACGGGTCTTGCCCCACCCGCGTCCCGCCATGATCAGCCACTCTAACCATGGAAGAGTGACTTGTACCGGTGCCGGCTGACGCGGATCGCGCACCGTACGGGGGAC